TGTTCTCTATCTCAGAGCTTTTATATGCTGAAACTTAGCGTACCATACCCATGTATTGGAAAGCTTCACTTACCTCTGTACTGGTGTACCTAGTGGTTGCTCCGTATTGCCTAGTTGTTTCTGTTAAGACTTCAATATCTTTTCCAGTAACACCCATAATTGCTGATACACGAGCCATTGAACTTTCAAATTCAATAGCATCTGCCATTAAGGAACTGAAATCAAAATTAAAATCTGTAACTTGACTAAAACAATCTAAAATAGTATTTGTTGCATTCTGAACTATATCTACAACAGGCTGTAATTTTTCAGATATATTTTGCAAGTTTTCAAAGAAATTCTGTTTACTAGCATCATATAGTTTTGAAAAAGCAGTTATCATTGTAGTTACTGCTGCAACAACTCCAGCCGCAACTGGTCCAACAATTCCACTTAAAGCTTTAAAGGTATTTGAAAATGTTCCAACAATAGAACTCATTTCTCCAAATACTTTGCCAACACCACCTAAATCAGCAAAGGCATTTTTAAGTTCATTTAACTGACCTTCAACTTGGTCAGATTTTAATTCAACTTCTATAACAACTTTTCCATCTGCTGCCATACTCTCACCTCCTTTTTAGGCATAAAAAAAGAACACCGAAGTGTTCTACAAATTAATTAATCTATTAAATCATAATAAGATTCAGACTTTTTAAGATAAGTATTATATTCATCTAAACAATGGCGATAACTTGTATCAAATTTATCTACTCTTTTACTTTGAAAATAAACATAATCGTTATATGCTTTCATAGATTTATTTAAATAATCAAAAGTTATAGCAAAATTATTTTGTTCATCTTTATAACTTTCTTTTAGATTAAGATTTCTTATTTCATTACTTAATCCTTTTGTATTATTAAATATTTTTTTTGATATCTTCCCGCTTATACCACTGTTTATTAACTCTATACTATCATCATAAAGTTTATGATATTTTGAAAAAAGTTTTAATGTTTCACTATCACTTAATACTTGATTTTCTTCAATATTAGAATTTTCTATAGCAACACTACTTTTTTTATTAGTTATTGCACTAATTGCAGCAATTATTATAGCAATACTTAAAAAAGCTATTATTACAATAAAAATGTTTTTCATATTGGACCCCGAGTTTCTTCTCATGCTATACTCCCCCCTATAATAATATTATAGTACAAAACATAACTATTGTCTTAATAATTCTCCAGGATCTTCACCTTTCAACAGCATTTCTGTTATTAATGCTTGTTTTTCCTTTTCCTCTAATGACTGAGGTAAAGCATAAAGTTTTTTCATTTTTCTATAGAAATTCTTTTGTTGTTTATCTTGTATCTCAGATAAATCAATACTTCTATATTCTAATATTTTTATGAATTTACAATCACTTGATAAAGAATTAAATAATGCTTTAAATTTCCACCAGTGTAATCCTTCAATATCTTGTAAATCAATGTGATAATCATGCATAAATGCACTATAAATGTAAAAATCATCATGTTCAAAGCTATAGATAATTTCATTTTTACTAGAGTTTTCGCTCTTTTCTGAATCTTCGTTAGTACTAATAATTTCTTTCCCACACTTATAAAATAATAACATTTCTTCAACAAATTGATTAATATTATTATTATTAATATATTTAATTGTATCTATTTCATAACCATAATATAGTTGTAGAGCCTCATCTGATTTTTCTTTTTCACTAATATTATTATTTAACATTAACTGTTCAAATAAAATAGAAGTGCGAAAATCCCAGTTAATTGGATATCGCACTCCTTCTATTTCAACTTCAATAGGTAAAAAATCGGTTAAAATACTTATACTCATTAGTTATATTTTTTCTTATTTCTTTCAATAGCTCTACGTTGTTGCCTATTAAGAGAAATTTCTTCCTCTCCGAATACTTCTTCAGAAATAGTAGTAACAGATTTTAATTCTGTTGCAAATGCTTTATCTTGTTCTAATTTAGCTTTTGTTAATTCTTTTATAGCTGTAGTACATTTCATTAAATTGCATTTACCTGAAAAAATATCGTAAGTTTTTTCCTCACCGAACAATTCTTCAAACAAGCTAATTATGCTTTCACAATATTTTCTAGAGCTTTCAATAGAGAAATCTTTATCATCTTTAGCTACTTCTGATATTTTCTTGTTTGTTTCTGAAAAAACTGATTCAAAAAATTCTTTTTCATCTAAATCTAAAAAATCAAATTCTAATTCTACACCTAATATATTAAATTTTGTATAATCATTCATATTTTAACCTCCCTAATTTTTTTAGTTAGTTACACTTTGATTTTTGTTGGTATCACTTTGAGTTGCTGCTTGAGTTGCTGTAAAAGTTTTTGTTGTAACATTGAAAGTTCCTTGAATAGGATCTCCTATAGCATGTAAAACTCCTTCAACTTTCATCTTTTCTCCACCTTCACCAGAGAATTTTGAAACTTCATTTGCAACTCTAAACTTTCTTGCTTGATAAGTTCCTTCGCTTCCTGATACAGGATCAAACATATCTACACGAACATAATCTCTTTCTGCATCTGTCCCAGTTTCATGATTTCTACCAGTTAAATATAAACTTTTTATTGCTTCTTGTTCCATTATAATTTCAGAAGTATAAGGAAATTGTGTTTCGTATTTTGTTACTGTTGTAGATGATGTTTCATCATTTATGTAACAAGTTGTATCAGTTTGTGCACCTGGTTCTTCGTCTAAACTTTCAACTCCATAACCAAGTAAAGCATATGATGCATCAGTATCTTTTGCTGCAGTATTAAGATAATCTGCAAAATCTTTTCTTTTTAATGCCATAATTTCAACCTCCTATTCAGCTATTTTAGTGTACACTAATTTCATTTGAATAACATAAATTGCTTTATTTGCGCTCATTTGTTCAACATAGCCATGAGTTAATACTTTTATTTGTTCAGCTATTAAAGGATAACTTAACTCAGGTAAAACACCTTCATTATTTTGAGTTTCTACCCATTCGGCTAATTTTTCATAAAAAGTAATATTTTTCTCATTGTTATATGCTTCAACACTTTCTCTGCTAGTAAAATCAAAAATTAATTGCCTTTCAGTAGAACCATCAACATAAGTTTTTAAAATGGTTTCTGAAGGCGAACCATCTACTGAGTAAGTGCCTATTTCATCACCTATGTAATCAGCAGAAATAGGAGATTTATCGTCTATTAGAGGGCATTTTAAGAAAAATTCTATTATTTTATCTGTAATAGTTCTATTTTCTATTTCATTTAAATTAAGTGTCATTTACTTGCTTTCCCTCCTATTGTATTTGCAATTTCATTTACTATTGCATCTCCTTCATTAACCCACATACGATTTATCCATTGTTTACCTCTTTTACCACCACGGTTTAAACCTTCTCTACCCATACCTCTGTTAGTATAGTAGTTAATAGCAGCATATGACTTTGTACCCCCATGATAACTAGCATATACAATACTTTTTTTGTTTTCTTGAGCGGTGTTTTTTAAGTCTCCTGATAAATAAGGTACGTATGGGTCAGCTTTTGTTCTTACTAGGTTTACGAGTTGTTTTTGCGCTCTATTTAATTTACTTTGATTTACAATTTTGTCATAGTCTATATTAACAGTAACTTTTGCTTTTAAAGTTGCCATTTTACTCACATCCTAGTTCAAAGTGTTTTGTTAATTCACACTTAGTAACATTGATGATTTTAACTACATCATCATAGTTTTTTTGAATATCATTAAACTCTTGAGAATTTGTAATTTCAATGTCATGTATTCCTTTTAAGAGAATATCTTCTCCTTCGTTGAATGTATAATAATTACTTTTATCTTCAAGTTTACTAAATTCTTTAGGACCTATGTAAGTTTTACCTTCATAAGTCCCATAATTTACAAAAACTAATATTTTATTATCTATATCCGCAGATGAACCGGTTGTCTTTAAAAATTTAACTCCTGTAGCTTGTTGCCAATCGATACCCGTTAAATAAGTTCGGTGATAAATGGGTTTTCGATTTTCATCTAAAGATATATTGAATAAAGTTGCACTATCTTCGTTATATCCGAACACATTTACCACCTAACCTCTCAATTTAACTACTGCTACAGGTAAAAGTTCCTTGATCTCGTTAGTTATATCATAAGCACCGCTAGAACTAATACTTTCATCAAACGTAGTCTTCTTATTACCTTGAGAAATTGATTTGACACCTCTCACACTTGAATAATTAACTGCATTAGAAATTAAAAGAAACAGAGCAGGTTGATACTCTGTTTCTAATTGTTCAGCTGTTATAGTTCTATTAAGTCTATTCTTAAAATAAAGTAATAGCTTTTGAGTAGCAAGTTGTTTATGAATGACTAAACTTGATTCGCTTTCGTTAGGAAACTTTTTTTGTAATATAAAATCCAAGTTAGTCATTTAAAACAACTCCTTTAAAATTTTAACTAAATCTGATTTTGTCAGTGTTGTATAGCCTTTAACTTTTTTTTCTTTAGCTAAATTCTTTAACTCATTATATTTTAAAGAATCTAAATCTATTATTTCGGATTTTTCCTCTGAGTTGTCGATATTTTGAACTAATTCATAACCTTCAGCAATATATTTTTTTGCCTGTTCTATGGTTTCTACTGTTCTATGAACATTTTCTTTTTTTATTTCAAACATGAAAGAATCAAACTAATGACTTTCAGATTGAGTAGGTTTTGCATCTTTTATATTAGCATATACCCCCTCTTTTTTGCTTTCTAATACCCATAAATCATGGTATCTTCTGTAGTCCATAGCCCATGCATTTGCACTTTGGTTAGTTTCAGGGTCAAATATTCTCATGATATCTTGTTTAGTTACTGCTAAAGGTAAATCTAAAGGCATGATTAAAAAGTTAACATCTAATCCAGAAGTTGCTTTAATGTATCCGCCAGTAGTTTGACCACTAGTCGAACCATCATATAATTGTATTGCACTGTATAATCTATTTTGTGGAACTGGTATAATTGGGCATCCATCAATAGCTGGAACTTTAGTGTTTATTCCACCTTGAGAAAAAGATACAGATGCTAATTTACCTAATGCAGCTTCTTCTATAGCTAGTTGTGTATCATAGTTACACATAATAACTAGTGTTCCATTATGGCATTTTTCTCTTAATGTTTTTATACCTTTTTTTATTTTAGCTATAACAGTTGAATTTGCTACAGTATATCCATATTCTACATTTTCATCATTAGCTACACCCATAGCAGTTGTTGCTAATTTACTTAATCTATAAGCATCTACTTCAGGTATAACTTTAGTTCTTTGAAATTCACCCATGATTGTTGTTGCTGTTAATACAAAGTTAGTTTCATCAACATCTTGAGAATCTATTTGGAATTTACGTCCTCTATCTTGTGTCATTGTGTAAGTTTTGTATTCGTATTTGATAGATCCTTTAGTATATCCACTATCAGCTTGTCTGTCATAGTTAGCAAGTCCGTCCATTGATAATTGAGGTATTTTAACTTCTTTACCACCGTTATATTTAACTTGACCTGCATTGGCATCCATCCAGCCTGTCAATGATTCATGTACCATTTGTTTGTCTAATGCATTTTGTAAAATTTGAGCATATGATATTGTGTTAGCCATGCTAAACACCTCCTAATTAATTTATTTTTATGACAAGCCTAAAATTTGATTTACTTGAGCTTGAACAGGATCAACAGAATCTCCATTTCCCCCACCACTAGGATTAAACGGATTATTTGTCATATCAGTTTTAAGGACTTCTTGTCCGTATTCGCTAAATGCATTAGCTAATTTATCTATATTCTGTTTACTGATATCCATATCCTCACCAACTACAAACTCTAAGAAATTTTCGACTTGTTTTGGATATTTCATTTCTGCTAGATAAGTACGACTTTCTTTGATTCTACCTTCATGAGCTAACTTAGCTTCATTCTCTGCATTTTTCTTTTCTGTTGCAGCATTTTTTTCTTCCATTTCTTTAAGTCTTGTTTCCATAGCTTCCATTTGTTCTCTTTGAGCCTTTTGTTCAGGAGTTTCGTGTTTTGGAGCAGTTGCCTTTTTTATTTCACTTTCTATAATTCCTGGCATCTTTTTAGTTTTAAAACTTTCAACTCCTTTAGATACTGCACTGTCTAATTGAGATTGGTTATATCCTTGTATTGCTTTATTTGTTTCAAGGATATTTTTATAATCTTCAACAGTTAATTTGTTAACATCAAAAGGTATTTCTTTAACTTCTGCTATTCCATCAATCCCTTTTAAAACTTCAGTAACATCGGCAGTTTCATCTATATCGTTTAATTTTTCTAACAAATCTTTTTTGATTATCATTTTTACCTCTTTCCCCATGAAGTACTAGCCCTCATAGTATTTAAATAAGAATTTAGTCCCTCGAAGTACTAGCCCCCAAAGTACTTAGTTTACCCTCGTTTCGGAGCATAAAAATAAGCCCTCTCGGGCTTTTATTATCTTGTTAATTTATATATTTCGGTAAATATTGTATCTGTGATATATTGTTCATGTACATAAGATTTTTGATTATACTCATTTATCTTATCGTTGTATAATTGAGCTAACTCAAACCAATCTGCATTTTTACACTTTGCTTTGTTGAATATACTGGCTGCTACTTGCTTTTTGCTTTATCCTTAGCGAAACTTTTATATATGAAAGTATAATAATTTTCATCATCTTCAGATAAATAATAAGTAGCACCATTTAATTTTAGTTTCTTTAAAGGTTTCTGTTTTGGTCTTTTTATTACTTTAACTTCTATAGCATCACAAGGTAATGATACAAAATCAAATAATTTTTTCATTTAATCATTCTTTATGTAATTTCTATTTATTTCCAAAGATATAAACTATCAAGGGACTTTTTACAAGTACCTTAGAATTGATTTTAGAAGGTTGAATTATGTAAACCTATCTTCTATTTCTTTTCCATTTAGTCTTTTTACTTATTCCTTGCATTCTTCTTACATAATTGCTAAAACTTTCTGACATCCAATCAAACGGAATCATGTAATTCACCTCCCCTGCTTTAGATAGTCCTAATAATTGTTTTATATCAAACATACTATTCCTTCTTTCTTTCTATCAATTCTGCTCTTTTTATATTCAATCTTACTACATAAACAATACTAAGTATTGATAGAACAATACTTGCTATCCAGTCTATAGCATTTGATAGATGTATATGAAGTATTGCTAATACTATTGAAAATATTGTGTATGCTAGAGCGTATACTCCTACAAAGGCATATATGCCTAAAAGGAAATCATAATCTTCTTTTCCATACTTATTTTGCTCAACTTTGTAATTCTCCCATTTCTTATAAGCATCTATGTACATTTCTTTTTTATCTCCATTGTATGTACATTCATAATACATTCCGTCAAATAAAGTTGTACTTAATAATGCTTTGTTATTTTGTAAAACTTTAGCACACCAAACCATAAACACGTCATCTTTTGTTATTTGCTTGTTATCTGATTTATCTAAATGATTATTCGTATATTTTACAACTTCATCTTTACACCAATCTAAAAACTCTTGTTCGTTCATAATTTCCTCCTATAATTCTATATTTTCTATTTTTGCTCTTTCTTCTAATACATTTCTGTATGCTTCCATATATACTAATTGAGTGTGTAATATTTCATATGAGCAGTTAGGAGTAAAATTAAGAGTTCCATTTTTATATCCTTCTAGCATTCTTTGCAATCCAGCTATTCTATTATCTAGTTGATAATATTCAGCTTTAAATCTATCTTTAAAATCTGTTCCTAACATTAAATCTACTGTATCTTGTAATTTCATTTATTTACTCTCCTTATCCTTCTAAGTATTTTACAAACTCTTTGCCATTTGTACAAAACTGTGCTATCATTGCTTTCATTAAGCCATATGACATTCCAGAATGACCTTGACTATCTAATTCATTACTAGCTCTTTTAAAACTATCCTCTGTTTTTGTTTGTAATATTTCTTCTATGTCTAATGTGCAATCCAATTCCATTCCTTCATAGAGGTCTTTGGCTCTTATTGGAACAATTTCATCCCAGTACTCCCACTTGTCTTCAGGAAGTATTTCATGTCCTCTTTTAACCCAATTAGAAATTCCTTCGACTCCTCTTATTTTTTTTGTTCCAACTTTATTTAAATAACTTGCAACTTCTTCTAGTGATTTAAAATATTTCCCACCATTTCTTTCTACCATAACACCAACTTTGTCTAAAGATTTCATTTGCCCTTCATCAAATTGTTTTTCTGTTTCATCATGTCCTATAAAAAATTTATTTTCTTCTCCATTCCATCTAAGATCAGGTATGTAATCTATATCTGATTTTAGCACACAGAATAAAGTTTTATTAGGTCTTTTATTACTATCATCTATTACTTCTGCTATACTATACACTCCTGTCATTAATGGAGTTATAACATATAAGCAATAATCACATATTTCTCTTTGTTTTAATTCTTCCTGATAGCATTCTTCCGTCCAATCATCTACTACTGGATTAAAATAATCTATATTAAGCATCGGAATTAATTTATCTCTCCATTTACTGTTATTACAAGTCCCACCTAAAAATACTTTCATTATTTTCCTCCTATCATCTTATAACTATAAAATAACATTTACAGAAGTTATGCTGTGGTATTAAATCATAAGCTTCTTCAGCGGTTAAAATAGTACCATGCATACTTTCACAATCACTGCATGTTCTTTCTTCTAAAACTGAACAATACATAAATTTTTTATCTCTATTACAATAAATAAAGATATCATTTGCTATTCTACTAAGCTCAGATATCAATATTCCTCTTGCTCTTTTTCTACTCATCTTTTGTCTTTGTGTTAGCCATGATGCAATATTATATAAATTCTTCTTATTATAAGCTATTTTCAATCTTTTTTTAGTTCGATTGTTTATTTTAGCCATATTGCTTTGTATTCTTTGCTTATACGTTTTACTTTTGTATTTTCTATTTAATATTTTCTGTTTTTCTTCATTGTCTACAAAATATCCAAAATACTCTACAATTTCTTCAAACATTTCATCAAAGAAGTTATCTATTAAATCTTCAAGCCATTCATCTTCGTTATTAAGCATTGATAGAACTGCTATAACAATAAATCTTTCAGCACTTTCGTAATCTTTTGATGTTTTTTCTATTTGATAAGCAAAATTAGCAGTTTCCATCAACTCTCTAATCTGCTTATCTGTTTTATTCATCTTTTTAAGATATTTTTCAAGTTCCTGTTCGGCCTGATTATATGCTTTTTCCATGAAACTTTTAGTTTCTTCAGCACTTCTATTCTTCGATGTTTGCTTCTGTGTGTTGGTGTTTGTCGCCATACAATTCACCTAAACTTTCATCTTCCCTCTTCATTTCTTCTTCATATTCTCTTGCAATTTGTCTTTGTTCAGCATCTAAATCTACTATAAATCCAAATCTACTTGATGCTGTTCTCTTGGAAATAACTCCAGGAGGAACTTGACTAAGCATTTGAGCTGTAGCTAAATCATCTTGAGGGATATTTGCAGTATAAATAATTTTTATTTTTTTCCAATCAAAATTCTTTGCTTTGAAGTAATTTATATAATTGCACCAAAATTTCAATCTATTTGTAACTATATTTGAGTGAGCATTTATTTGAAGTGCACATTTATTTTCCAGTGCTATTAATCTACTTCTAAGTGTAATTCCGCTTAAATTTGATTGTAATCTTTCGTTGTGATTTATATGACAACTTATTTGATACATATCATCTTTATATCTGTCTAGCGTATTTTGTACAAAAGTATCGTTAATTTGCTTAATTAACCATTGAATTTTACCTTCTTTACCTACCATTAAGATGCCTTTTTTCTTCATTTCTAAAATTGGATCTATTTTCATTTCTTTTCCGGTTTCTTCATCAACAACTATTTTTTCTTCTTCAAATTCACAATCTGTCATAACCATATATGCGTTTCTAAAGTCTGAAATTTCATTTCCTAAATCAGATAAATTAGTTTCATAAGCATCTTGTAAACCTTTTAAGTCTTTATATAAACTATCTTCTGTTAGTTCTTCAGTTAATTTTCCTACTGAAACAGGTATTGTACCAAATCTATGGTTTGTTGGAGGTTCAACTTGATTAAACTCTCTATCTAAATGATAAATACATTTTTTTGTATAAACATCTATATGATAAACATCTACATCTAAATGTTCTACTTTTACATCCATATAAAACAAAACATTGTCATATTCATCTTGATATGCATATCCTGTTAAAGGAGTTGAAATAACACTTTTAAAACCTTCTTCATCATATCGATAAAGTTCAAATACTTTTGTAAATATAACCATGTATTTCATTAAGTCACTATCATGATTTTTATTCCATAAAGCCATAGTTGATGTTAATTCATCCAATAAACCTGGTTGTTCTTTACTTTCATAAGTAATAGGATTTCCTACAGTATAAGAGACCTCTTCCTTTACAAATTTTTTAAAAAAATTAGTATTTACTTTTAAATTCGACCTTTGTGTAATTGTTTTGTAATCGGCCATAGCATCTGTATTGCCTTTATAATAGTCATACATTTTTTGATATTTATGTAAATCAGACTCAAAACATTGATACATATATCTGACAAAATTTAAATGATCAGGAATATTCAAATCTAAAGCCATTCCTTTTTTTAGACCATCTACGATTTCTGCTACAGTCTGCATTATTTTCGGCCTCCTTTTTTATTTATATAATTATTTTTAGTTTTACTTTTTTTAACTTTTATTAAATCTTCAATAAATTTTATGTATTTTTCATCATTTGAAACTCTTGCATGACTTTTAAGTATATATAAATTATTCGTTTTAGGTTTTCTTTTGTAAATTACATTTTTTATTACTATTTCTGCAATAGTTCTAGAATTTAAATGAGAATGACCATTTTCCCATTCTTTTTTCGTATTATATACAATAAATCCAATTTTTTTATTACTTTTAACTTTCAGTATAATAAATTCTTTATTTTGGTATATTTTTTCCGACTCGGTATAATTTGTTTTATTCCAGTTCGGTTTTTCTTTCATTAAACTTTCAGATTCCCATAATTCTTTAGGAACATCATAAACACTTATAACTTCATCGATAGGCTTATATTTTTTCATTTACACACCCAATCTCCTTCTATCCATGAACCTAATTATATTTTTTGTTTTTATTTTTAGTATTTTATTTGCAAAATCAGAAACAACATCTGCAGCATCATCATGTAGTGTATATGCTGTTCCTTGAAAGTCTAATATCTGATCTGTAAATGCTTTATTATTATCTGCAAATATTATTTGGCCATTATTAACTGGATCTTGTATAGTTGCAATACGATTATCTTTATTTTTATTATTCATATCATTAATAAATATTAAATTTCTTTTCTTTAGTTCAGGTATCTTTTCAATCATTTGTTGTATAGTAGTTACATCTGAACCTAAGTAGGTATTTCTTTCTATAGATATATGAGTTATATCTGTAAATTCTAATAAAATATCAATAATTGTATTACAATACTCTGTGAAACTCATTTTTTCAAGTACCATTCTTCTGATATATTTAAAGTCATTTTCTCCTAATGAACCTACTATCATTGCAAATGAGTCAGTTTTCTTTTTCTTATTAGAAGAATTATCTCCCGCTGGGTCAACACAAAGCATTGTTTTTAAAAAAATATGGTCCTCTATTTCCTCTACTGATTGAGTTCTTATAGATTTAAACCATTTTTCACCTATACTACTAGCATCATTCATTTTTTCTGACATAAATGATTTTCTATTACTCCAGTATTTAACTGCTATATCTATAAAAAAATCCCATTTTTCTTCCCATAAAACAGGATATTTCATTTCTTCTTTATGTTTTTCATAAAATTTTCTAGCTTGTATTTGAGGATCTTCTATTTTATCGTCAAAATAAATCTTTTTACATTTAATCCATAAATCACTTTCAAATATATCATCTATTGTTTGGCCATCTTCTAATAAAACAGCTCTATTCATAATAGTATGATAATCTCTATTTCTGCTAAGTTTACTTATTAAGCAATCAATATGTAAAACAGTTCCTATACTTACAAACTTAGTTGCTGATTTAACTTTTTTACCTTTTCTAAATACTGCAGTATCTCCAACTTCCTCTACTTCTTTACACCATCTATTCCATTTCTTTTCTCTAGCATCTTCAGTTATAACATCAACTTCGGATTGATAGTCATCGGCAATAACCACCGTAGGTCTTACACCTCCCCAGTTAGCACCACGGACAGAAGTAGTTGAACCTACTGCTCTTATATATGTATCATTGGTAAACTCAATTTCGCCTGAATTAACCTTGTAATAATCTTTCGAATTAGGCTTTTTACCTTTTAAATCTATTAAGTTTCCAAATACATCTTTTATAAGCTCATTTTCCAGGAATTCTTTTTTTATAGAATTTAAGAATTGCTCGGCATCATCTGCAGTTTTAGCACCTAATAGAGTAAACTTTGATTTTTTATAGCAATGTAACCATATTGCAAGTGTTTTATCGCATATAGTTGACTTAGCAAGTCCTCTAGGTTCTACTATATTAAGTTTATCGTATAAATCCTGTACAAAGGCCTCCGAGAGAACTCTCCATATTTTATAATGTTCTTCACATAATTCCCTTGCACTGTTGTCATCACTTGGCACGAAAGTTGTTCTAAGAAAATATAAACTAAAAAAAGTTATATCCTTTTCTCCAATTACCTTTGCAACTTCATTAGGAAGATATTTTTTTCTGATATTATTTTGATTTTTAGGAAAATATTTCTTTAAATACTTATCAATCAAGTATATAGAGTATTTATTATCATCAGCAAACTCTATATCATCAAAATAAATCATCTAATCACTCCCTTCTGAATTTATTTACATAAAAAAAGAGCAGCCAATTAATAACTACTCTTTTGTATTTTTCTTTTTAACATATTTTTTCTTCTTTGATTTATTTTTCTTCTTAGGAAAAGTCTTTTCTAGTTTGCTTTTAGTCATTGCTCTACCATTTAGGTAACAAATAACTTCTTCTTTTTCTTGCTTACTCTTTTTAACGATATTGTGAGACGTTTTTCCATTGATAAATTTATTCATAACCCCAAAATTTCTAGAGTTTTTATCTTTTTCAACATTTAAATAAGCTAATTCATATAATTTCATAGACATTCTCCCTTTAAATTTAATGGCTGGCTTAGTGAGATTCGAACTCACAACAAACCATGGTCCGTAGCCATGTGCTCTATCCGTTGAGCTATAAGCCAATATCTATTAGAAGGCTTGAGATTAGAGCCTTCTGTAGACACCTTTCACGGCATTATTTATTCTCCGTTTATCCACGCACCTAATACGTATTGTCCATGACTGGTTGTAATTTTATAGTGCCACAAAACCCTAACACGAGGCACTCTACTATAGTACTACTCAACACTTCGTATTCTGTCTGCCTTGCGAGCAACAAAGGTTTGCAAAACCACCATGCAACTTCATGTTAAACGATTCACCCTTGGGAGGTGTTACGCACTAGATTATATCATGCAATGATATTCTAGTATTAAGCCACTTTCATACTATAAGGGAACAGACTTTTCCTTTTATTGTTTTGTTATCATAGACAATTTATCATCCAAAATTAATATTCTCTATGCCTGTATAAATCTGAATTAAATTTGACAGACGTTGTGCTGTTCTTGAAGATTCGTTTCCTTTTGAGACACGAAATACTTCACAACATCAGTGTGTTTCATTGAATTCTTACTCCACGTTGTTAATACATACTCCAGCCCTTTCACTGTTTCACTATTAACAATGGTTAGTGCCCTTTGTTATCAGCATCGGACTATATAACCTCCTGATTATGTCTCGCTACATGACCAATTTGGCGTGAGGTAAATTATTCAGTGCCACCTGAAAATCTTCGATATACGGTTCGCCTTTTCGAAGACTGTCCCTCTTGGGTTACGTAGTTATCTCCACTACTATCAATTCATGAAGACGTTGGACATTCAGTTCTGCTTAGATGGACTAGTTTAACTAGCGGCATGTAGTCAGCATGCCTTTACACTGCTCACACAATGCTATCCTAAAGATACTAAGCTACCTAAAATAGATTTAGATTTATTTTTTAAAACACATACATGGCTGGGCGTAATAGATTCGAACTATTATTCCAGGAATCAAAATCCTGTGTCCTACCTTTGAACGAACACCCAATATTTAACTGATAATTATATTCTAATCTCCCAACAATATTTTTTCAATCGGAACATATTCCTAATAAAAAAAGCCAGATTTCTCTGACTTTTAAAATGTATTATTATTTATTTTCTTATTGATATTCTTTCATTCTTCTAATTAGTGTAGCTTTGCTTATTCCTGTTACTTCTGTAACTTGCTTATAACTCATGCCACTTTGCTTTAGATCAATGGCATGCTTAATTTGTTTATTTGAATACTTTTGCGGTCTACCTTCCGTAAAATCTTCTCTTTGTCTAGCTATTGCCTTGCCTTCTTTTGTTCTTTCAACTATCATGTCTCTTTCAAATTCGGCAAATCCAAGGAAGATAGTTCTTATTAGCTTTCCGTTAGGTGTATTATCCATTAAACCTAAGTTTACTATATGAACCTTTATATCTTGTTCTAGTAATTTGTCTATTATGCTTAATCCATGTATTGTACTTCTAGCAAATCTGTCTAACTTAGTTACTACTAATGTATCTCCTGGTTTTAATTGTTTAAGAAGTTTATCAAAATTTTTGCGATCTTCTTGTTTCTTTGTTCCAGTATAAGAATCAACTACTATGTTTTCTTCTAAACACCCATTTGCTAATAATATTTCTGTTTGACCTTCTAATGAGTTTCCATCTTTCTTTTGTGAGTAAGTACTAACTCTTGCATATCCATATTTCATATTTACAACCCCCTATGATTATCTTTTATACTTATATTGTATCATAAGTCTTAAAAGTTGTAAACCTATTTATGGACTTTAAATATTTGTTTTTAACATTTAAACATATGCAAATGTATATCCATGCGTTGTTTTTCCTTTTCCTTGTAATACCCTTTCTATATTTTTTCTTGGGATATTTAGTTTTCTTGCACAAATCCCTATTCCCTCAATAATTTCTTCTGAATTATCTTTTAAATTTGTTGCTTTAATAGTTTTCTTAGGAGCAACATTTTTGCTATATTTAGCTTTTACTGCCAATATAGAAGTGTAATCCTTACTTTCTATATATGGAATTAACTGTTGTTTTACATTTATAGCATCTTCTTCTGTTTTAAAATGGCCTATTGGTATCTGATTTCCATTAAAGGTTATTCTTAAAAACCAACTTTTCCTTTTAATATCATAATTAACTCCTTTTTCTTTGCTCTTATACATATTTTTATTTCTTATTTTTCTTAGCTTTTTACATTGCTCTTGTAATCCTTCTCTTTCACACATTTTTTCAAGTGTATATCTCGAATGTCCAGTAAAATTTTCCATATCTATAAACGTTTCGATACCTTTTTCCATTCCTTTTAAAAATTTTTGTTTCATTCGAGTATTTTTCACATCTTTAAAAACTTTACCATAATCTTTTATTTTTTCTTTGTAAAAAATAGTTCTAATGCTATTTTCTGCAAGATTATATTTATTACAAAGTTCTTCTAAAGAATAATTATAAGAATATAAATCCTCTATAATTTTTTTATTTCTACACTCTATAAAATTTAATTGTTTGATTTTTTCATTTAAATCGGATCTCACATCTATCCAAGAGTCAAGATTTTTAATGCTATAAATGATATTTTCTCTAACTCCAGTTAATTTAGATATTTTCTTTATAGAGATTGGATTATTTTCTAGTACTGACAACATTTCCTTAACCTTAGCAATTTGATGCTCTGTATAATCACTTCTTTCTCTATTTACTTTCTTTAAATTTTCTAATCTTTTCTTTCGTATTTCTTCTGGAATTTCATTTAGAAAATAGTCTCCACCTTCTGTCATATTAAATCCATTATTATAAGTATCATATTTTTTTATATAATACTTTTCTAAATCATTTAAAATGTCAAGTTCATCACAATAATATATAGCTTTAAACTTAAAAGCATCTTCTCCATATTTATTCCAACTTCTTTGAAGATATTCATTATCATGATTACCTCTATTTAAAGCACTTATATGGCTTTTCCATCTTTTTTCAAAATCTTGGATCGTTTGTCCTATATACATATCACCTGTTACTACATTTGTTATTGAGTAAATTCCAAAATACATTCTATCTCACCTCTTAATTATATTATATCACAAACTTATATCAGTTACAATCAGTTGTAATCAGTTGTAATCA